ATGAAAGATGTAGGCGAAGAAAAAATTGGCGAGAGCACTGAGGAGCTTGAAATTGAAAGCGAGGAGAAGGCGCGCGGCGAGAAGATAGAAATTGATGAAGATCGCCTCCCCTCCCGCGCAATGGCCATCCACGAGCATATACGCCAGGATGGTGAAAAAGAGATGGAGCGCGACGCGATGGCCCTCTTCTGGTCAGCCATCGCTGCCGGGCTATCAATGGGCGCATCTCTTCTTGCGAAAGGGATATTTCATGTGCAGCTGGAAGGCGTGCCCGGTGGATTTTTACTGGAAAACCTCGGCTATACCTTCGGCTTTATTATTGTCATCATGGCCCGCCAGCAGCTGTTTACCGAAAACACGGTGACCGCCGTTCTGCCGGTGATGCAAAACCCCACACTCGGTAATTTCGGTTTATTGATGCGGCTCTGGAGCGTGGTCCTGCTGGGTAATATCATTGGCACGGGCATCGCGGCATGGGCGTTTGAATATATGCCGATCTTTGATGAACCCACCCGGGATGCGTTTGTGAAAATCGGCATGGACGTGATGAAAAACACGCCGGTCGAGATGTTCTCAAACGCCATCATTTCTGGCTGGATTATCGCCACGATGGTCTGGATGTTTCCTTCCGCGGGAAGCGCCAAAATTGTGGTGATCATATTGATGACCTGGCTAATTGCGCTGGCTGACACCACGCATATTGTGGTCGGTACCGTTGAAATCCTCTATCTGGTCTTTAACGGTACGCTTCACTGGAGCGATTTCTTCTGGCCGTTTGCCCTTCCGACGCTGGCGGGAAACATTTGCGGAGGAACGTTTATCTTCGCGCTGTTAAGCCATGCCCAAATTCGTAACGACATGTCGAACAAACGCAAAGCTGAGCTAAAGGCACGGGAAAATGATGATAAATCGACAAAAAAATCGACCTGAATGGTGACTCTTTGAGCAGTCAGGCGGCGATGCGCTTAACGCAAAGTGTAAATAAGGCTATACTCGTGCCGCCTCGTCCCCTTAGTTAAATGGTTAAAGTGAAAACCATATTCAATTAACTGATTTAATTGAATATAAATACCAGAAAATCAATTAATGTGTACTCACATATGTACACAAACCATTTTAAACCTTTACTTGACGTAGCATTGCTCCGAAGCTTAAATGCTGTATATCCAAACAGTAAACCATGGGGCGCATAATGTTTGTTGAACTGGTTTATGACAAGCGTAATGTTGAAGGACTAGAAGGGGCCAGAGAGATCATTCTGGCCGAGCTGACGAAGCGGGTGCTCCAGATTTTCCCTGATGCCGAAGTGAAGGTGAAGCCGATGCAGGCAAACGGCCTGAATAGCGATGCCAGCAAAAGTGATCGGGAAAAACTGAACCGCATGCTGGAGGAAATGTTCGAAGAGTCAGATATGTGGCTGGTATCTGAGTTCCCTACCGTTCGTCAGGTTGGCCTTTAAAACTGGTTTAGGTAATATTCCCGGCGTTTGCTCGGGCATGAACACTGAGCAACCAACCGCCGCTCATTCTTACACAAAATGGGCGGCGGTTATCTTACGAACGTTGTTCCTGCTTTACGGACTCTTCCAGTTGTTTCTGTTTCTGATTCCAGATGCTGTCAGCTGGCATTTCCACACGAACGCTGACGAACTGATCTGAAGGGATATCAACCGGGTTTCCATCAGCTAACCCCTCCCGCTCATTTCTGGCAAATTCAGGTGCCGACGGATGGGTGCGGTGATAGGTTTTAACCAGCACAGAACCATCAGAATTAACTTCGTAATCAAGCCAAATCAGAGGCTGCTTATTGCGGTCTGTTGGAATATCAAAACCGCCGTCAACGCCACCCCATGATGCATCTGCATTCAAGCCGGTACAACCTTCAATCAGGTATTCCCCGATATCCAGGCGGGTTACGGCGCACCCCTCAGACTCATCGTTAAGCTGGCATGTCCCATTCCCGAACAACTGTACAATAGGCGATGCACCTTTCAGCGAACCATCGGCTGCGCGAGTCGTGTTCCCGGTGTGGTAAATCTGCATCCAGCCACTATCAACACCATCAGCCATGCTCATGAACTGAATAATCTTCCCGCTAAGGATCAGCGAGGCGAAGGACTGTTGAGCGGCAGAAGTCGCCCCACTCCCTATGTTACGATCGGACAGTCGGATGCCTGAGCCATACATTCCAGGACCTCCGGATGTTGCAGGGGTAACGTTACAGAAGCGAGTCCCCTTACTCTTGTCCCAGAGGTCAGAAATTACCGGAAGGTTTTTAGACCCCACACCAAATGCCCCTGGGGCCAGTACATCATTATCCCCTTCACCAGTGTTTTTAGTTGCCACATTTCCCAAACCGAGGTTTGTACGCGCCCCAGCAGCAGTCTTATCACCAGTCCCCCCCTGTGAAATACTTAGCGCTGTAGTCAGTCCTGAAAGGCTGGTAATGTCGCTGTTTGCCCCTTTCTTGGCTAGTGACTTCTGACCCGGCACCGTGACAGCCACGCCGTTAATCGTGATGGTGACGTCTGTGGTGCCGTTCATCACATCAGCAAAACCGCTCATATAACGCTGGTACATCGTGAACGTTTCAGCAATGTCCTGCGCCAGTCCATCCACGCTCAGGCTGTCGCTCAGCAAAATCGAATACTTTGTTCCCGCAGGGATTGCAGGATTTGCTGCTGGTGTCACGGAGAGACTGGTTGCCCCGCCGATGGAGGTGATCTGGAATACCTGCGGCGGGCTGGTCAGTGCGATGACGGTACAACCGTTACGAATTAACGAGCCAGCTGCAGTAAAGTTTGTTCCCGTACCTGTTAGGGTATTTCCGCTGATGGCAATAGTGCCAGTGGTATAAATCATATTTTCTCCAGGTAATAAAAAACCCCGCCATGGCGGGGCTCGTTAGTGGGGTTGTGTCAATACATTGCGGGGATGATGGGAATACTCATTCCGGTATATCTCTCGCCAGTCACAGAATACTTGTCGGTCCATCGGGAACGGACACGGCCATTCCCACATTTTACCGAGTTCCCGCTCATCACCAGTCCCTTGGATCGCATGTTGCACCACCCGCTGGCTGTTGAAGAGTTGAAACCATAGCAGCCAAGCGCAATCATGCTGTTGCCAATATCGACCCAGCTATTGCCCGGTGAATAAAACTGATTTCGGAATATAAATGGACGGCGGGTGGTAGAGAAAGTGCACTGGCCAGCAGCGTTGATGAAATTTAATCCTCTTCCGGGTACAGGGGCCTGAACCGCAAAAATCGCAATATCGACATTCACAGAACGGGCGATATCGTCATAGCCCGTGTAATCCTGACGGGAGTAAATATTATTACCATCACATTCAAGCGTAGCTGCGCTGTCATTCCAGCGGGCAAAAACGAGCCCTTTGGCCGGAAGCGTGTAAGTACCATTTACATTGACCGTTCCACTGAAAACACAGGAAGCAACACGACTGACATCAGTAATCGCAATAAAGTCTGTCGAATCCTCAATAAGCAAACCACGGTTTCCACTCTGCCCTGCGGGTAAAATCTGCCAGACTGTGCCGGGAAATGTTTTATCTTTCCCCCAGCCATCTGATGACCAGACACTCTGGGTCAGGGTTCCGTTTCCGTTATTGGTTATCCCATCGAGAACCATAATCGTTGTTATCAGATTCGGCGAGCGAGTCACATTCACAACCGAGTTTGATGGAATGAAAAAAGGGGTCGCTCCGGCAACATAGCTCTGAACAGTCATGGTCTGCTGGCCCCATGCCTCCACAGCCTCCCCACCATACGACGGACATTTCATTCCGGCAGTGATGGTCATTGCCGGACGCCCGTCATTCAAATCGATATAGAGTCCCCTAGCCATCAAAATTCTCCCAGAACAATGCGCCCACCATTCGACAAATTGACAGTGACACCGTTGTTATTGATCGTGACTCCTCCTGTTGAGTTGGTGAATCCGAACTGACCATTTTGGGCGTAAACCGCTCCACGCACAGTAACGTTATTGAAAACGGCATAACCCGATTTGTTGATGTGCCAGCCGACGTTTCCGGTTCCGTCCCATGTCGCGGACTGAATGTAGTTGCCAATTTTGCCATTACCGATGGTTCCGTCGCCGATAACGCTATCCCTGATAATGGTCTGCCCATTCTGGATAACGAACGGCAGTGTCACGGTCCCTCCAGCCTGAGACATCACCGCAAATCGGTCAGCCAGGAACAACACCTGCGACTGCATTCCGGATGGAGTGTTCTGAACACCAATACCCATGCCAGCAGCATACTGACGACCGTTAGCATCAACAGCCACCTTAATGCTGTACATCGCATTCAGGTTATTGTTGATGTCTGCTGATACCTGAGCATTCTGGACAATAGCGGCCTGCTGGCCATTCACGGTAACCTTCAGCGAATTGATCTGAGTAGCGGACGCCTGTGTGAAGTCAGCAAGCGTCTTTGACAGGTCCGTGACATTCGCGGTGTTTCCACCGGCAGTGGAGTCCAGGGTGCGCAACGACTCAGCAACAGCCTTACTGGCATCGGCCATTACATTATCGACTCGCTCAATACCGGCTTTGTTATCGCCATATTGCACGCTAAGAAGGTTGCGCTGGTTAACCTGCGCGAGCGTGCTGGTGATGAGCGCGATAGCATTGTTCTGAATACCGCCGCTGGCCTTATCAGTTTGTGCACTCAGTTCTTCCAGGCGTGATGCCATTGAGGAATCGAGGTCTGTAACAACCTGGCTAAGGTCAGTGATTGATGCTGTATTCTGAGCACCTACTGCAGCAGCTGAATCAGCTTTATCAGAGGCGCTCTGCGTGGCAGCAGTCAATTGGCTTACCGCAGAAGCGCGCGCTTCAGTTTCCGTCGCTAATGCCTGACGAACATCAGTAATACCGGCTTCATTCTGCGCAGTTTTTGCCTCAAGACGGGTAACATCAGTAACCCGCGCCTCCGTCTCAGTGGCAATCACCTCCCGAAGCTGTTCGAATGTGGCAGAGTTTGCTCCCTGCTGGGCAGTCTGGCGAACGACAACGTCAGCAATAGCCAGAGAGTTGCCGATGATTGCTTCTGCAGTCTGCTTATTCGAACCTACGGCGGCAGCCAGGCCATCGGCGTTCTCCTTAATTGCACCAGACAGCTCTGCCAGTTTGTCACTGCTGGCCACAGCATCCTCGATCAGGTCCTTGAAGACTTCAGAGCTTTTGATGTCTTCAAGGATGGCATCGGTGATATCGGAAACATCAATGCTGGCCTGTCCCCGCACCCATTCTGTGTAACCTGATTCGTTGCCGCTGCGGTCCACCAGCTGCGCGCGGTACCAGAAAATCTGCCCAGCCTTAAGGCCCATCTGCTGATATTTGCGCTGCGGGTAAGGCACATCGGCCAGCAGAATCGCATCGTCTTCGGTCCCGGTGAGGCTGTACTGAATTTCCGTCTTCAGCGTGTCGTCGGTATTCGCCGGGAATCCCCAATTCAGCTCAATACCAAATACCACGTTTTCAGAAGCGATGAAGCCAACCGGCTTCGGTGGATTGCCCACTTTACCTGTCAGCGTTTTCTCTTCTGAATAGCCCCATCCGGATGAAATTTCTGCGGCATTGATTGCGCGCACGCGCACCAGGTAGCGCCCCGCATAAATCCCCGGGACGTCAAATGACGTGGTGGAGCTGCGAGGCATGTTCACCCAGTTTCCGTCGTTGCGGCGCCACTGCCCCTCATAGGCGATAGCGTTCTGCGCCTGGTCCCAGCTGACGCGCATGGTCTCGACGCTGATATTCTGCTGAACAACAGAAAACGAGCTGATCACGATGTTAGCTGGCGGGGACTGATTACCAGGAGGTATTACACTTATTGGCCGCTGGTCGATAATCGCGCCAGTATCAATACGGGCATATTTATCCGGATCGTGCCATGCGGCGGTGATCGAGAAGGTGCCATTATCATTATCGCTTACGCTGACAACGCGATACTGCTGAGCGTAAAGCTCGTCAGATTCAACCACCCAAACAGCTTCAGCCTGTGGCGTCTCACTGTATGCCGTGTTGACTGTGACTGATTCACCGTTCACGGCCTGAATGGTCCTGCTCTGCGACGCTCCGGAAGGTAGGTTGAGAATAAGGCGATCACCTGCTGTCGCATCTGCCACGCGGTCAAGTTTGATAACGCGACCGTTAACGGCGCTGATGCGTCCGCCCATAACCTTTCCGGAAAGCAGCTCGTCTGCCACGGCTATGATGTACCCCGGCTGCGGAATGTTGCCGTCCAGCCCGACATCAAACGAAACAACGCGATCCTTGTTGTTGGTGAGAATCCCCCAGCGCCCCTTTCGGTTTGCTTCAGACTGCCTGGTACAGCCGATAGCTGTCATTTCCAGTTGATTGAAACCGTACCGCGCCACCAGCGCCTGCTCAAATACCGGCTCCATCGCGTCGGCGTAAGCATTACCGGGATCAGACCATGATACCAGCGCTGTGGTGTAGCGGCTTTTCGTGGTGCTGCTCGAATAGGTGAAGCGACCGCCAACAACGTTAGCGCGCGTGTAGCTGTAATCAACATCGCGCGGCATGTCAGCCAGGGCCACAATCTGATCCCCGCCCCAGTAGGTCATGCCACGGAAGATAGCGGCAAAATCACGCAGGACTGTGTAGGCGTCGTTCCGGTCCTGAATGTACACGTTGCAGGTATAACGTGGTTCGGTACCGTTGCCCCCTTTGCCGTCTGGTACCATCTGATCACAATACTGGGCAACCTGATAAAGCGTCCATTTATCAATATTCGCAGCGGTCAAACGGTGCCCAAGGCCGAACCGGTCAGAAACAACCAGGTCGTAAAAAATCCACGCAGGGTTATCCGTCCATGCCCACTTAAACGCACCGGTCCATGTACCGCTATAAGTGCGGGTTTCAGGGTCGTAGGTATCTGGAACGCGGATAACGCGGCCGCGCGGTTCGCATGAAATTTGAGGAATAGAGCCGTTGAACTGGCTTGAGTCGAATTCGATGTAGAGCAGCGCGGTGTTCGGGTAGCGCAGTTTGGCGTCAATCACCTCGGTGAAGCTCTGCAGCGTCATCGTGTCGCCGATCTTCGCGCTGTTGGCGTCAGAGGTAATCTTACGCAGGCGTATTGTCCAGGTGCTGCCAGCCTGCGGTAAATCGATACGGTGGCTGCGCTCATAACCAGATGTCGTTTTGCCGGTCACGCTGGTATTGAGTACCGTCTGCCATGTGCCGCCGTCCGTCTGCAGGTCAATCGCATAATTGACCGAGTAACCCACCAGATCGCCGTCGTCCTCCTGTTTGAAAAGCGAGGGCCATTTCAGACGCAGGCGAACTGCAGAAAGCTGCGTATTGGTAAAGGTGCGCGTCCATGCTGTAGCGCTTGATACCTCAGTTCCTACGCTGATTTCGTTTTCGGTACCGGGAATACCCTGAATATATTTTTGCGCCTGCGTTCCCGCGCGAAACTCCCACGTTACACCGCTAAAGTTTTGGGAACCGTCGGCATTCTCCAGCGCCGTTCCGTCCAGGTAGATATCTTTGCCGGTTAGCTGCCCTGCAAACTCCCCTTCGCCAAGCGCAACGAGGATTTTTGCCTTCGCTACAGATTGCAGATCATCAGGCTGTTCGGTAGGGGTTCGTGAACTTGAGCTGCCGCCCTTGCGGCCCTTTAACACTTTATCTGTAGCCATATTGCGCCCATAAAAAAAGCCACCCGAAGGTGGCCAGAAAAAAGGTTAGTTATCTACTGCTGATCTTCGACATAAATTCCGGCAGAAATAATCGCTCCGCCTATCCGCCGGCGGCCATACAGGAGCGGTACTGGATAGCCTTGCGCAGCGGTGTTTGTTACACCACCGAATGCGTAGGATGCGCGGTTATCTGCACTTTGTTTGCTGGCTATGCCTGATGGCTGAGGAGAAAGCATCTGTACAACTCCGCCTAGCATCATTGCAGCACCAAATTTATATAAAAATGGTGAGGCTGCAGCCCATGGAGTGAAGCTAAGCACAGCACCAGCGGCCACCAACACAGCACCTAAAACTGTTTGCAGCACACCAGCTTTTTTCCCCCCAATGATTACAGGTACAATTCTGATCACTTCACCTGTAACGGGGAAGCCAAGGTCATCTACTCCTATGTTTTTCTTCCCTTTGAAAACGGCAAAGGTTAGACCACGACTTTTACTACTAATCATATAACTTTCAAAGCCCGGAATAGTTTTAGCGAGGGCCGTTCCAGCTTCAGATACTTTATTGATAAGGCGGTGGTGGATCTTTCCAAAAATTTTACCCGGCTCGCCACTTAGCTCAATTCGCGTCATTACCTCTTGCATGCCATCTCCTAAAATTATCTTCGGCTGTTAAGGTTTAAAACCCATTGGAGTAATTATCTGCGCCAAATTTTTTAGCGTCGGCTCTTTTCATCGCGTCAGTATAATATTCATATTTGACGCTTATAATACCATTTGGATCACCAGCATCTGCATTGTATGGCACAGGGCGAGCAGACAGCGTGACTTTCATACCATTAAAATCATAATCACGATGCCATTCTCCACAAGTGGTATTTTTCAGGCAATTATAAAAGCCGTGTTTTTCATCGCTAACGCTTTCCTTTACAAGAACTGGAGCGCCATATTTTCGATCGAGAATATTACTAATATCTTTATATACCTTAGCGCCCTCAATGAATGATGTTGAATCTTTATCGACGTTAACTGAAAATGTTATGTGAGTTAGGCCTCTACCAGCGATAAACATTAAGTTATAGCGACCTGCATAGGTTGAAGGAATAGGCGCGGAGTCGGAAGCTGCAAAAACAACTTTCTTTTCGTCACCTTCCACCTTAAAACCTTCTATATTTTGTGCCAATGTATCTTTAACTGATTGCCCCCATTCGAATCCAAATGGAGCATCAGGCAAATCATGACAAGCAGATAATAAAAACGTAGTAATAAACAGACATAATAACTTTTTCATAATCCCTCCCTTCAAAAATCAAACGGAAGGTTAGCACAGGTCCTTATATCGTAGAACCTTCATCGTCCTTTCCTGCCAGTAGCCGCCATACGGCACGCGCTGACTCAGATGTCCGTACAGGTGATGCAGCAGCATATTACCCTCCAGCAGAATTCCCGCGTGATTCCACTTATCAGCCTGGACCTGCATTATCACCATATCGCCGGGTTTCGGTGGCCCGTCGAATTCACGGAATCCGCACTCATACCAGCAATCCTGGTAGAAGTTGTCCGGATAGTCGTTTTCCCACCAGGGATAATCCACCCGGTAATCGTGGAGCTCGATACCATGCGTTTGCCGGAAATAGCTCATTACCAGCCCCCAGCAGTCGAAGTGGCCAAGCACAAACGGACGCTCCAGCAGCGGCAATTCTCCGCGAGGCTGAATGGTGCGTAAATCTCCCTCCGGCCAGCTTACGATGTGCCAGGTTAAAAGCGTTGCATCGCATTGCGCTTTATCCAGTTCGCTCGGTTGCGTCGTGGCATCAGGGTGACTGTGAGCGATGGCGATTACCGTTCCCCAGTCCTCAGCGGTTGCATAGTCCTCGGGGCAAAGGACAAAATTTTCCTCCGGCGCCGCGGCAAGATTCCGGCACGGGAAGTAACGTTCAACGCGGCTTTTCTGCGCCACCACGCCGCAACACTCACGAGGATATTCTGCTGCAGCATGCGCCATAATCGCATCGATGGTTTTCTGACGCATATCAACTCCTGATCAAAGACGTGCCCGGGAAGCCACCAAACGAGAGTTCGTTATTTTCGCCGAATCGGAGTTTGCAGGCCGTCAGTGTGCCGTTGCATTCATCCAGCGACGGATCGCTTACCGGGTTGTTGTTTTTGTCGAAATAGCGGGTGCCGGCATAGTCGCAGCCGTCGCCGGTACGATATTTATTCCGGATGCACCAGGTACACAGGGAATGAAGCTGTCGCGTCGGGATCATTTGCCCCTGCAGATCCATCGGGCTGGACAGAACAAATTCAACGGTTTCACCGGCAAGCTCGCCCGTTTTCCCGTCGATATACCAGACCTGCAGCTTTTCCTGAGTCGGGTCTGCTGTGGGGTTGCCGTCTGCGAAATTTCTGGCATCGAGATATTTCTCTTTTGTGTCGTGAATAGTGACTTTCGCCTGCAGCAGATCGTCATACGCAAGACACAGGGCTGAAATGGAGCTTTCGATGTTCGCAACCGTCAGGGATGGCGTTGCATTGCTCCCACTGGTTGATTTCTCCAGACCTTCCAGTTGATATGGCCAGGCGGCATATTCATTTCCCTGCCACCAGATTGGTTTCGCCGGAAGCTTGGACTCATCCCCACCAGCGGCGATGATTTCCGCTTCTGTGTGGGGAATGCTGTAATTGTGAAAGCGGAGAACGTCCGTTAGCCCAAAGGAAGAACCGTCCACCTCAATCAGACGAACATCGTTTCCGGATTCCAGCTTCTGATAATCTGCGTTTAAGCTCATGGTTTAAATGCCTGGATGAATGTTGCTTCAAGGTTGAATTTCCCCGCGCCAAGCCCGGTGGGTTTATACGTTTCGCAACGATACAAACCCAAAGTTTCGAGCGGTGGCTTCCATTGAAAGGCTTTCGTTCCTTCATGCCTGTCGAGAAAAGATTTAATGGCAGAAATGTAGGTTTCGTTGCCAGTGAAGTTGAGCGTCCATTGCTGGGTTCTGGTGTTCAATCCATCCCCTGAAACCTGCTCATATCCATCGCCAAACTGGGCTTTTCTGACGCGGAAACTTGTATCAGCCTCCGCGTTAATCCGTGGGCACCAGGTGAAAGTTTCAATGGCCATAATTATCGGGTTCCTTTCATTGCGTTCCAGATGTCGCCGCCGGGACGAATGTCACGCATCACATTCTGCTTATAACGTCGATCAACAAATTCCCCGACCTCGGCACCAAATTGCTCAAGGCCTGGTGAGGCCTGAGTTTGAGTGTTTCCGTTGCCATCGATGGTGATATAAACCTGTGGCGCCGAAGATACAGACTGACCGCCGCCACCTCCAACTGCCCGAACGCCCAGCGAACCATCAGCTGCCCGAGTGAGCGGCATAATGGCTTCCGGGCCTGCCTCGGCAAAAACCCCCGCACCTTTGGCAAAGGCAAACAACTGAGGCGTCTGAAAAACGCCATTGCTGTAAGCGCTCAGGGAAGGAGAGTCGTAAACATTACCCTTCGCGTTAAAGGTGAAGTTCGCGCCAGCGTTCTGAATTGCAGTACCGCTGCTGGCGGTAGCGGCAGACGAGGCACCAAAACTGAACAGGGAGCCAATTGAACTGACGCCGTTAGCAACAGCCATATTGACCAGAACGTTCTGGATAATCTTCAGCACGCTGACGCCCCAGTCCTTCCAGCTGTCAACGTTGCCATTGAGCATGTCGGTAATCGTGGTGACAGCGCCCCCCATAGCCTGCTTCATGCCGTCAGCAGCCATGGAAGAATAATCCGTAGCTTCGTCCACCCAGTTCGCATAACCTTCTGACAACCCCGTCATCCAGTCGTCACGCTGCGCATCAGAAGCTGAGTAATATCCCTCCTGGTCGCGCAGGCGCTCTTCGAGATAGCGCTTATTGAGTGCCAGCCCCTGCTGATAGAACGTCTCGTCGATTTCACCAGCCTGGCGCTGGCGAAGAAGATCGGTATTCTTCTGCTCAAACTCCTTACGCAGATTGAACTGCTCCTGAAGTCTTTCACGGAACCTGGTTCCCTGCCCGTATCCCAGCAGTTGCGCTTCATTGGCTGCTCGGGCGCTGGCGTTACTGTCGGCAAGGTTGGCTTCGTAATTTCGCAGTTGCTCACGCAATTTAACCTGGTCAATCAGTGCAGCATTCTGCAATACCGTCTTTTTCTGGGCTTCCGTCAGAGAAGCAAGTTCGCCCTGGCTGACCTGGTACTTAACCTTCGCCAGTTCAGTATTCTGGCCTTGCAGGGCAATCTGCTCTTTTTGCTGCTTGATAAGGCGCTTATACACATCCTCGGTTTTCTCGCCTTCGGTTTTACCTCCCTTCGCCTTAGGTTTGTTGGCCTCATTATTCCGCCATTCAGCAAGACCGTTATTAATCAACTCCTGACGGGCTGTCTGGAATTGTGGATCACTGGTTAACCCCAGATCATCGGCTGCATAACTCAGTCGCAGGCGCTCTTTGGCCTCACCCTTCAGGCGTGATAACTCCAGATCCCGGCGGCTCTTTTCGAGGGCATCGGTTTGCTTTTTGTCGAGGTCTGCCTGAGGAAGCCTGAGCGGGACGTTAGCCAGCCCCTGACGCGCCATAAGGAGTTGGTTACCCAGGCCGAGCAATCGATTAAGTTCATCGTGCTGCCCATTCATCAACAGGAGTGATTGATAAGCCCGGTTCTGATTCGCTGCCTCCTCCCGAATTAGCGTCACTCGCCGATGCTCAAGACCTTCAAGAACCTGTTGGATAGAGGCTGATTTTTCCTGCATTTGAGCAAGTCTTTCCTGCTCAACAGATAACTGTTCTGTAGCTGTAGCCAGCCCACGAGTTACGGTGTCCAAAGATGTCAGGTGGTTAATCATGAAACCACTGCTGGTCGTTGGGCCGGGATTACTGATCACTGACTGATAACCAGCTATCTGCTCTTTCAGGGTTTCAATCTTGCTCTTTTGTTCATCCACCAGCCTGTTCTGTTCATTCAATGCTGCGCGCGTTTTCTCAGCATTGTCTGAAGCTTCAGGCAAAGTCATTGCCTTCGACTTTTTACTGACTTCATCAATCGTGGTGGCGTATTCCTGAGCAGAACGACGGGCCTGCTCCTGGTTTTGATACATCGCATACCAGGCGCCTGCTCCCAGCATCACCAACCCAGGCACGCCACCAATCAAGCCAAGCGCACCACTCATCAGCCGAGTACCGACAGATGTTACGCTATTGAGATTGCTCTGAGTCGAAACGCGGTTTGCAAGGTTCCGGCTTAAGGAGGCCTCTGCCGCGGACAAACGCCTTTCTGCAACAGCCTGGGCATCAGCGTTTTTAGTTGCCACCAGCCCTGCCTGTGCACGTTCAAGCGCAGTTCTGGCTCTGACTTTTTCCGTAGCGGTGCCACTTGCAAGAGCAGTGGTCAGCCTGGCTTGAGCTGCTGTGACTTTGGCTTCCGCTGCCGCAATTTTTTCTTGCTGAGCGGCCTGAACATCTGCACTTCGCGATCTTTGAACAGCTTGCTGGGCTCGATAAACTTCTGCCCTTGAAGCTGCAACAGCAGACTGAGCCGCTTTATCCTGCGCGACAGCAAGGGCAACCTCTGATTTCGCAGCTGAAATTAGCGCACCTGTTGCGCTACTGGCGCTGGTTACAACTCCGCCGAGGTATCTTGCCAACCCAACACCAACAAGCGCCCCAGCGACTGTTGTAATTGTTGACATATTGTCAGCAACGTCATTCAGCGCGCCGCTCACTGCTGATGAAGTAAAAGAATCAAGCGTCTGGGCAACATTATCCAATCCGCCAGACAACGCATCAGTAGCACCGGTTGCCTGGTTTACACCGCCCACCCAGGCCATGAATGAGTTAGTTACTTTTTGAAGGGATCCGGAAACCGTTTGTGGCATGCTGGCAAATTCGCCCTGCAATGCTCCTAACTGGCTCATTAAAGCTGGGACAACCTTATCGATCGTAAGCTGTCCCTGGTCAGCCATGCTCTTGAGGTCTTTACGGGCTACACCCATTCCCGCAGCCAGAGCGCGGATTACCCGATCACCGGCTTCGTTAACAGCATTAAATTCTTCACCACGAAGAACGCCTTGTGCGAGCGCCTGGCTGAACTGAGTAATAACAGAGCTCGCCTCCTGAGTGTTAGCCCCGGAAAGTTTTAGGCCGGTAGAGACAGCTTCGGTAATTTTCAGAACTTCGTCAGAGCTATAGCCGTACTCGCGCATTGAGGCAGCTGCTCGGGAAAAAAGGTTTGCGTTATCTGAAAATGCCGTGCCGGTTCTTTGGCTGATTTCCATTAACTGACGCTGTGAAGCGGCAAAATCATCAGCAGAAGATGATGCCTGTTTAAGACGAGCGTTTACGGAGTTCCACTCATCAGCAATCTGCACAATTTTACCCGTTGCAAAAGCTGCCGTAGCTGCGGCAGCAGCCCTTCCAGCAGATGCAAATCCGGCAGTCAAATCAGAGAGCGCCCTTTCGCTCTCTCTGGCAGCAGCAGCGGCCTGCCGACCGCCATTCTGCATGGTGCGGTAATAGTCCTGCCCCATTCGTGAGGCGCGGGAAATTTCCGTCTGGAAAGATTGAGAATTGGCGGAAATTTTGATTATTAATTCGCGTAAGGTTGCCATTTATCCAAACTCCAGACGTAAAAAAACCGCCGAAGCGGTTTTATTTTTATTGTTTCCAGACCTTTTGCCTGGCTTCTTCAAGGTATTCCTCATCGGTTTTAGCCGGTGGTGATTCGGCCATCAAATCACTGCCACAATGTTTACATTTAATGGCTGCGTTTTTGATTATTTCCGCACAGAACGGACACTTTTTCATACCCTCATTTTCAATTAAGTCTTTTTCTTCAGCTGCAACATCTTTCTTAATTACCAGCGAGTGCACAAAGGCAATAATAAACAGCAATGCACCATAAACCCACCAAGCAAAGAAAGAGCGGCCTTTGCTTTGAGCTATTAAAGCTGGAACTAAGCCTATTACAATTGAAACAAGTAAAATTTCCATTTTCTATCCCCAGAATTATTAGTGGCTAAAATCCTAATGTTTTCTGGGTAAAAAGTCACTGAGTTGCAGCTGTAAGTGCAGCCTCAAGCCCTGCAAACGGGTCCTTCGGTTCTGATTGCTCATCACCACCCCAGCGCAGGATCGCATCGTCCAGCGGTACTTTTGCCCCCTGCGAGCCGTAGATGGCAGAGACGAGCTGAGCTGCCTGAATGTCACCACGAATATCGCCAACCGGACTTTGCCTGTCGTACTCAATCCACATCAGAAGCTCGCTTGCCGTCATATTCTGCCGAAGCTCTGAGAGCGTGCGCCCCATCCGGAGCGCAAGCGACATCAGAAACTTTACGCCGGGGGTTGAGACTTTTCCCGCGCTTCGTCCGCGTTGTTGATCAGGTCAAGCGCCTGTTTGAGCAGGCGTGAATGGACGGGGCCGTAGATTTCACGCACCTGCTCTTCTTCGTCTACGCTGAATACCGGTTGCTTATCGGTGTCACACAGAACGTCAATGAAGAGCACCACGTCAGCGCAAAGATTACGGTGCGCCTTTTCCGATACCGACACGTTTTCATCGTCGGCACCCGCTTTCACCACCTCCTGCCAGCGCAGCCAGGCTTCACCTGACGGCTCACGGAGAACCACTTTTACGCCTTCCCACTCAGGAACGGAGACCGTCTTATGACGAAAGCCCGACATCTTAGCCAGGGCTAGGTTTTTAATATTCTTCATGCAACCCCTCAGGAACCAGATTCGATGTTTTCAGGCTTACCCTTCAGGCGCAGGGAGAACGTTGCCGCCACCACACCGTTGGTACCGGAAGACCAGGTGTGCTGGCGGATTTCAGCCAGGAACTTAAAGCCTTTCCCGGACGGGAAAATGACCTGGAAAGCGTAGGTCGTATCGTTGTCATACGCATCGCGCAAGGCGTCCTGCGCCGGATTCTTGTAGAAGTTGCCGGACAGAGAGATTTCTGACGGAGAAGGCAGGCCGTTGATGTTCTCCTGCTCGGTAGAGCAAAGTGTTGTTACGTCGATATCCTGCTTCTGACCACCGGTGAACTGAATTTCTTTGATGGTGCAACTCAGATCGAGGAAGGTTGCGGAATCCATCGTTTCTTTGGTGGCTGGCAGGGAGGAAATAAGGATCTTCGTCAGCTGCGATTTTTCATAAAGTGCAGACATAGCTGTCTCCTGGAAAAAGAAAACCCGCCATTAAGCGGGTTCGTTGGGTGAATTAATTGTCAGGGGGTAACTTTAAAATCCAGGGTGGCACGGTAGAGCCGATAATCTGGCTCGTAACCGGGGATTTTTACCACCTCTGTAGGGTTTAAGGGCTTAAGCGAAGCGAGCGCCAAATCTCTCAGGGTGCGTGATTCAGTGATCGTAGTGGAATACACATCTACCTGAATGGAAACCCTGCTCTCTGCCTGGCCGCACAGCACGTCAGCGGAAACATCATCGACGATGGAAAAAATAATCCAGGGTGGCGAGACAGACGGTTTTCCGTCACTACCTAATGGCGCAACGTAGGGATATACCCGCCCTTCTGCCAGGGAAGAAAGCAAAGCGTAGATATTATCTTCATTCACTTGCTCAGTACCTCATCAATAGCCTGATTCATCCTGGCAATGGCGACGCTGGCGGCCTCTTCCTCGCGCGTATCGTAAGCGGGTCGCACAAAAGGATGCGCAGGCATGTTCGCAGTGCCAAGCTCCACAAAGCGCCAGTAAAAGGCGTTTCTCGGGTTATTCGCCTTCATCGTGTTATCGCTGTTCCCGGTGCGCGGGTTAACACCACGAATATGGACGCCGGAAGAAATTTCGCCTCGGCGGCGGCTTTTTTGGGTCACCACCACCACGTTTTTTTTCAGTTTCCCGGTACGCACCGGCGCACGGGCGATCACTTCTTCCTTAAGCACTTCGGCGCCAGCGCGCGTGGCATCACGCAGAACCTTGTTGTTTTCAGCGCGGCTAAGCGCCTCCAGATCCTTTGCGATGTCATTTAACCCGGAAAAATCGAGGCTCGTCTCAATCATTTTTCAGCTCCCGTTTTGCAAAGAATTTCCAGGCGAGTGCCAGTCGCATTTGCTACAGGAGGACCGATGATATTTAGCACCTGACCTTTATACGGGCCGCTGAGCACTTCCAGACGAGAAGAGGCGTTCAGCTCTGACCTGAAGCGCATCCAGACGCGAATGGTTGCCTGCGCCGTTTCCGCGCCGCCTGAAAGCTGCTCTCTGCCGCTGATCCCCTTCACCTCAGCCGGGACCGGGTTGCCACCAGTCCACGATTCAACCGGCTGACCAGATTGATCGCGCGAAGTCGTGAAGGTGAGAATTTTTACCCGGTGCCTGAATCGTCCAGGTTCCATCAGGAGCCCTCCTCAGGTTCAGATTTACCGCGCCAGTTGCGATGGATGAACATCATGCGTTCTGCTGCAGCGTTCTCATATAGCTGTACTTCGCTTTGCGCGGTGCGGTGTTCAAACATGTCAGCAAAGACAAGGAGAACGGCGCCCTTAACGGCTGCAGGAATATCAGCTGCAACTTTCCAAGCTGGTTCATCGCACCAGCGTATGCAGTAGTCAAAAGCGGCCTGAGCGTACAGGGTGATCAGCTCGTCCCTGTCGTCTTCCTCAAATTCAATCTGCTGCTTAAACAGGCTGAGGCCAATTACATCCAGAACATCTATCGCCATACGTTAAAAGGGCGGGTCACCCCGCCCCCTCCATCATGAGCCAGAAGAGAAACTGCCCTTGATGATTGCCGTCGGGCGATAGTGCGCCAGCGCCAGGCGCTCTTCGCACAGGATGGTCAGCATGTTTTTCACGAAGTTATCGCGGTCTTCACGGCTGACTTCCACGGTGGCATCCATGCGATCCCACACCTGAGAGGCCATATCGAAACCGCCCACCGTAAAGGTACCGGCGGCCTGCGCCTTAGTCGGAACCACTGGCAGGCCCCACATGATGTTGCTGGTAAACGCCTGAGGACCACCGAAGAGGTAACGGCCTTCGTTGTCTTTCAGCAGCGCGATGTTGTGCCAGTCGCGCGGGTTCAGGACGATACCGGAAGCGCTAAACTCAGACTCGGTCACCTGGTAAATAGCATGAGCGATGATGTCAGCGCGGGTGTCACCGGAAACGTTCAGCGAGGTGTCGTAGGCGGTAGCCACTTTGTTCAGCCCCTCCAGGTTATCCCCGGTGCCGTCGCCGTTCAGCAGCTGGTTTTCCTCCTTCAGTGCCAGACCATACATCAGACGGCCGTTGACGTATGACTGCAGCATTGGTGCATCGTCCATAACCTGACGTGACGCCTGTACCCAGTGCGCGATGGTTTTCACGTTCGCGGTCTGCTTGCTGAATGTGATATCCGATTCTGGCTTAAGCGCTTTCTCAGCCACCACATCGGCGTTATTGGTAAAAACCTCTTCACGCACATATTCCAGAGCGTTGCTGGAAATGCGGCCCTGAGCCAGCAGGTCACGGATGGTCAGACGGCGCAGGCCAGGCATGATGATGCCAGGCATCTGCATAGGCTGGATCAGTGAGCCAGCAGAATCAGCGTCACTGCCGAGAGACTTGTTAAACGTCTTCGCGTCGAAGGTGCCCTGTTTACCGTCCCATGACTTGATGAGCTCTTCAGCAGCACGTTCAGAGAAGGATTTCTTCTCACCCGGATTTTCAGCACCGGAAGCCAGTTTCTGTTCCAGATCGAATAGACGCGTACCGGATTTGGTCAGTTCTTCCTGCACTTTTGCCAGGTCGGACTGCAGCTGTTTGGAAACCTGGCCCGTGCTTTCGATTTCAGCTTTCTGCGCATCGAAAAGCTGGGACATTTTCTGCTGGGACTCTTCGATAGCTTTTTGAATGAGAGCGAGTTCAGACATAATTAATTACCTAAATTAGAAGGGAAAGATTGAATGCTCTGAAGCAGAGCTTTGATTTGTGCTTCGTTTCCGTCGCCCTCGGACTCGCTCCGAATCGCTGACTTAAACCGGGCTATTAGCCCAACTGCCTGTGATTTGGTGAGCCCGACTGAATCCCTCAGCCAGTTCTCCACATCACGAATTGTTTCAATGCCGTCGACACTTTTCATGGCTGCGATGCCAGCCTGTTCGTTGGCGGGGAAAGTGCAGACGCTGATTTCGCGCAGAGCCTGGATATTCTTAAAAATGCGGCCTGTTGGAATGATGGTGTAATCGTCTTTCGCAACGGAAAAGCCAACCGACATACCTTCAACCGTACCGTGCTGCATTGCCGCTTTCAGGTCGGCGGCGCCGCTGTGCCCTGGGGTAAGTTGACCGCGCACATACAGGCCTTTTTCGTCTTCTGCCAGGCTGTCCCATTTACCAACCGGCAGCTCCCACGTCTTGTGGTTGAAAAACATCGCCACTTTGCGGGTCTGGTTCGCCAGTGCGTTTTTAAACGCCCCGGGCAGAATGATGTCGCCATCGGAATCGGTGTTATTAAAAACAGAGGCGTAGCCTTCAAAAATCCCCTGTTTCCCGTCACCGGTGAATTTGATTTCTGTCTCGTCGAAGGACAGCGTTTTTACGATTTCAGGCATTACGGCCCCCATAAAAATTAAGCCCCGTTATTACGGGGCTCTTTGTTGGTTCCTAAGTCGGTGATCGGCACGTATTGCGACTGGCGCATTGCCACATCGCCACCCGGCAATGGCGGGAGGTTGTCAGTTCGGCGCATCTCATTGATGGTGCGTAATCCTGCCTCTCCCATTGCCTTCATAAAGGCTGCGCGGGATGCCGAATCGCCCCTCAGCAGGCCGTCGAGATTGTGCTCAGCATGAATGCGGCCAACATCCTTAGCAGGAATAAGCCACCGCTGAATGCTGTTTTCCCACCGGGAGATATAGGGCTGCAGTGTGTACTGCAGGAAGCCGAGATTCTGCTGCTCGATGCCCGATCCCCAGCTTGTTGATTTCTCGACGTCGCCGACAAGGTGAGGCGGTACGCCAAAGAATCGCGCCAGTTCACTTACCTGAAATTTTCGGGACGCCATCATTTCGGCATCCTGCGGCGTTACGCCAATTGCCGATGTGGAAAAGCCCGCTTCCAGAATCCAGAGGCGTTTTTTAACCGGACCGCCGGCGATCTCTTTGAAGTTCTCTTCGACCTGCGAGCGCTGTTGTTCAGTTAGCACTTTTTCGCCGGTTGAGAGGATTTGCGGAGACTTGGCGCCGTTGGCAAAGAAATCTCGCTGCTGGTCCTCCATCGCAACTGCCACACCTGCCGATTTACAGGCAAAAGCAATGGGTGACAGGCCGACAAGCCCGGTGAACCCGAAGCCTTTAAGGTGAAAAATCTCTCCCTGGGAAAAATTGGCGTATTCGCTGTCGCGCTGGTAGCGATAAACCACTTTTTTTCCGACGAGTTTCACATCCATATTTGCAGACTGAAGCGGAAGAAGGCTGATCACGTCACCCGCGCTGTTGCGGTCCACCAGTGCATATGCGTTACCGTAGAAACAAAGCTGCATCGTCATGGCCTCCCTGAATTCCTGGGCGGTCATGTACTGATTCGGTGAGTAGCGCAGCAGTCGCGCCAGCGGATTGCTCAAACCCACTTTTTTGCGGTTGTCATTCTCGTCTGTTTCGAAGACATCAAGCGGTAAGCATGCCGTGAGCGTTGAAATCAGGCTCACACAGCGCCAAACCGTCGAAATTTGCAGTATCCGTTCATCGTTTATGGATGAATCGCCCAGGTGTCCGTGGGCCGAAACAGGCCCCGTCTGTGAGCCCTGATTTGGGGTGACTAAACGCCCGCCGACAAACCAGGACTGCAGCTTAGCCCACCAGCCGTTATTGGTTCGCAGATCAATCGTGTATTTAGGTTCTTCCATCACATGCTCAGCGGTCGGAAAATGAAGTCTTCGAAGTCACCACCCTGCTCGGTAACTTCCCCATTAGCAGCACCAACAGACATGGTCATTGCGACCATGCCATCAATACGGCCCGTTGCTTTGGATTTATCGAGCTTGCGGTTACCTGCAGCATCTTTAACCACCACCGCATTCACGGCACACATAGTTAATACAGGGTGCATGCCATGCCTCACCCGGCCGTTAAGCATTAGCGATTCAAGGGTGTCTACTGCAGGCCCCATATCTTTAAATCCCTGGCCGAACTCGATCAGCGGAAGACTCAGACCGATGGCATCGGCCTCTTTCCTGAACTGGTCAATACGCCAGCGGTCGAAAGCCATTGAGGTAATGTCAAAATCACCGATAATTTCAGCTATATCCGCAACGACAAAAGAGTAATCCACCGAAGCACCTGGTGTGGTGCGCAGTAGCCCCTCTCTTACCCAAACGTCATAGGGTGCGCGGTCCGTTTTAGTGCGTTCTTCAAGCGTCTTTTCAGGTGTCCAGAAGAAGGGGAAAACATCCCAGACACCATCATCTGCCTCCCCAGCAATAACGAGAGCTGTTAAATCATTACGGGCTGACAGATCAAGACCTGCGTACCACTTCCTCGGCGTATTTAGTGGATTACCACCGCACAGCTCCCACACGCTTCGGGAAATAAACGGCGATACGGTAGATACACGCTGATTAAGGTTCAGGTTGCGGTAGGTGTTTTCAAAGCTTGGCATTCGCCCGGCTTTCTCGGCCTGGCGCGCCATGTCTTTTTCTGACCTGAATGTTCCAAGTGCCGGGTTCGCAGCCAGCCAGGTTTCGCGTTTACTGATATCGGCGTCTTTTGGCGCTTCATAAACGTGGCAGACAATGTGCGGGTCTTTAGATTTGATCGCATCGTCAATCCAGATGCTCAGCAAGTCGGCATCGTTTGCCGCCTGCGTACTGATCACAATCAGTAACGGGTTTTCATGCGCCCCCTGAGCGGTAGTTATTGCATCGATAAAATCATCCTGCGGTCCTCTTACCTGCCCTGTTTCGTCCAGAATCGCCAGAATCGGTGAAAGGCCATGCGTGGTTTTACCCTCAGCAGATAAAGCCTTGTATTCGACATTACACGGCAGGCCGATCAGCTTTTTGCCGCTCGGCGTAATGTGAACAATCTCCTGCAGCTTAGGGTTCAGGTTGACCATCTTCACCGCGAGGTTAAAAACGATGGCAGCCTGCTCCCGGCTAAGTGCACCGCTGACAATCTGCGTGTTCTGCACCGCTTCAGGCCCCACCAGGTGAGCCAGCAGTATTCCGGCAATTAGACCAGTCTTACCATTTTTTCGGGCGATGCTGAGGATCGCCATATCCGTTCCGGCTGGATTGTCGTAAACCGCCAGGATGAATTCTTTCTGAAAGGGGTCCAGCCTCATGGGCTGGCCAATAAGCTTGCCTTCCGGCACGATGCAAAAGCGCTCAATGAACGCTATTACACGCTCACCTCGCGTCATAGTCTTTTATCCGTGCTTGGGAAAGGCGATCAGATTGTCGTCCTGGTCCTGATGCTCGTTTTTTGTATTTCGTGCATCACGATCATTCTGATTGCGCTTCTTCTGGTCGCGACTTTCGCCGTTGGTTGCGTGGGAATGAATCTGAAGGTCTCGTCGCTGAGCCAGGATAGTTCGCTGTAGCTCTACAATTTGCTTGCGGAGGTCTTTTATCAGTCCTTCGTCTCGCACCTCCCCGCGTTTACGCTCTTCTTTGCGTAAATCCTTGCGTAAAACGGTTATATAAAGCTGGTTATTTGCCAGTTCTACGGCAGCCAGAAGGTCGGCTGGCGTCCAGCTGTCCAGAGCTTTCGATCTGATATTGTCATGCCAGAATGGTTCGGCTTTTTTTTCCAAACCTGCATGGGACGGAGGATCGATGGTGTCCACTGCTGCATTTTTCATGGCCTGAACCGCTGCTGCCGAACTGTCGGAACGGGTTCGTTTATCTGCCATATGTCAACACCTTAAAACTAAAAAAATCGGGTTAGCGTTAAAATCAAACTTTGGCGGCGGTCATTTGGGGCAAAGGTTTTGAAGATTTGATCCCCCCCCCTGCCCTGATGCGATTCATTCTCATTTGATATCGTTGCATTTGAAATGATTTCACATGATAGGTAATCGACTTGCCGCCGCCGCGCTATGCCGAATGTTTGTCTACCTGTTCGAGTTTCTGAGTGCCTTTCCCACACCCGGAGACAACATGCCCTGAGACGGTCACTGTCGGCACCTCCTGCCCTACAGCGTGCGAGAACTGAATGGATGTCACGTTCTTCATCTCCACGCCATCAATCACCAGACGAACGAATTTTCCATTGCGGTATTCAATGCTGAGGTCTTTCATTACGTGCTCCAGTGAGACGCAGGATCGAGCGGGTAGCCATTGGCATCACAGCCTATTACCGCGCCGCTCTTCTCCATTCTCTGTTTCGTTGAGTCATGATGCGCTTTGCACAGTGGCTGCCAGTTCTCTTTACTCCAGAACAGGAGCTGTGCTTTCGATATGGCCAGCGGGTTACCTGACTTAAGCGCATCTTTGAGTTTGTGGGGCTCGATATGGTCAACCACCGTTGCTGGGGTAATGCGCCCCTGCTGCTCACACATCACACATAGTGGGTGCTGCTGCAGGAAACGCAGACGGGCCTTATCCCATCGGCTGCCATATATGCGGGGCTCTTTGTTCATGCCAGTCTCCATGCGCGGCGGCGTTCCGTCCTCGGCTCGTTGTCAGGGTGACGCTCGACCGTCTGCATGTCGGCATGATCCACCAGCGAGTAACACGGATAAATCACCCGACCACCGAACGCCTCACCGACGGCGTAATCAGCTGCCAGCGTTTTATTCCATGCGTTAAGCATGCGCTCCAGTCTGCCCCGAGGAGGGCTGTAACATACGCCGTGAATCAGTTTGCTCAGAACAAGGTAATCAGCGTTTACTCTGTCTGCTTCCACCAGCATTCCGGCTATCTCTTTCTGATACTGCGGCGGTCGGCCGGTACCGAGATAAAAGCTCAGCATGTCGTCAGGGAAGCGAGTCAGCCAGTCAGTAACCTTTTCGCTAAATCCGAGTACCGGCAACGCGTCGTCTTCCAGCACCACTACCCGGCAGGGTTGACTGGCTGCCCATTCAAGCGCACGGCGATGATTCCAGTTAGCTCCGTGGTTACCGTCATCAATAAGCAGATGAGCATCCAACATCGTAGCAAGACGTTGTGCATGCCCTATCCGGGAATGATGACCAACCACAACAAACTTCACTTGTGTTTCCACCATGCGGCCTCCTTACCGATCCCTTCAGTTTTGAAAACGGTATGTACCAGAGGGCCGGTGACCAGCCTGTCAACGAATGACTGCGCGACAATACCGAACGCCAGCATGTCCCCCACCGCGCCGACAGCCTGTTCTTTCTTCCAGAAACGATAACTCTCGATCCGGTAGTAAAGACGGATGATGCCGTGAGCGAACGCCATTACATCAGCGCGGATGCCACCCAGCAGACCAGCGTTAAGCATCACATCGCCGCGGTGCGCTTCAATGAATTCCTGATAGATACGCTCAGGATGATTCTGTTTCGCCCAGGAGTCGGCGTAGGTCTTCGGTTCAGAACCGACATACACCTTCCCGGGTTCCATTTCTTCCCACGGTGCGCGAAGCATTTCGACGTCTGTACCATCGGTACACCAGACGAACCGGTATTCAGGGTGATCGCGCAGATGCTGCCAGATGTGAAGCCAGCGCCGGAAGTAGACGTTCATCTTCACGTCAGGAACTCGGTACAGCTCAACGTCTGCCGGGGCTGTCTGCATTTCATCCACCAGCGCAATACGTCCACAGTTACGCAGCGATACCGCCCATTTGCTCAGCATGTCAGGTGCGGCCAGCATTTTCGTACCGCGCTGCGGGTCAGGCTGGCTGGTCAGCAGAGTAGTAATAACCACGTCGCGCTGCCGTCGATACTCCACGTAACCGGTAAACCCGGCATCACGCCGTTCGTTGTGGATTTTAACGTTACGTTCCACCAGCGCCTGACGGTCTGGCTTCGGTACCGAACGCTCCACGGCCTCATGCTCATCAAGAGAATGAATCAGCTTTTCTGAACCGACGACATCAGCGTAAGCCCACGTCGTCAGGCCAGCGTTATGGATGCGCAGGGCAAGGTCGCTGTGTTCGTACATGCCGCGACCGTAGACGGGATCGAAACCGCCAACCTTGTCGATAGCGCTACGGTGGTAATACAGCATCACGCCGCGCTGCCCGGTGTAAGCGATGTGCTTATCATCCCGGTACATGACCGCTATATCCTTCAACTTATTCGTCCCTGCCAGATCGAGAAACTGGTAAGCCAGGTGTGGCTCGGGTGATTCTATGTAAGGCAAGTGCCAGTTATCAGCGATGGGCCAGGCGTCATCGTCCCACAGGAAGAGATGCTCACATCCGGCATCCATCAGGGCTGACAGGCTGGCGTTCTTCGAGGCAACAATTCCGAGTGATGTTTCATGGCGAAGCAGCTGCACGCCGTCGGTAACTTCCGTTGCAGGTTTTGAACCATCATCGATAACAACCACCAGCGCGCCGGCGGGAAGATGTTTCATGTGCTGTTCGAGCGCTCGTTTAAGAACATCGGCGCGTTGGTGCGTCGTTATTGCAATCCCAATCCGGGAGAATACGGCACCAGCTGGTACATACGGTACGCCATTGATAGAGACTTCCATAAAAGCCCCTTATCGACCACCGAGATTATTCCAAATAGCGCCTCCCGGATTCAGCGCGTTGCGGATAGCATCGTTCACTGCGTCGTGCATCGCTTGTTGCATGCAGGTGATTGAGGCTGTCTGTGCATCAATACTTGCCTGGAGTGATGCGAACAAATCGCTTTCACGTACAGCCTTGAGAACCAGTTCTTGCATCTCGTCGGTTAGTCGCGTCTTGGTGGCTGTGCCTGTCGCTGAAGCAATTGAACTGATTGGTTCAGCGGTGGCATTATTTCCATCAGCGGGATTAGCTCCATCATGACTAATTGCCCCAGGGAAACCACCAAAAGCCAGACCACCATTGAAGGCCGTCTCTTCATTATTGCTGGCTGATTGAGCGGCTTCATGCACCTTATAGCGATCGGCCAGAAACTCAACCTTGCTATTCTCACCTTCAACACCGATGGTCATGCCAGCTTCGTGCGGCTTGCCTTTGCCGGCGACGTTTAATTTAACGCTGTAGCTCTTAGACAATACGGCATCGTCGATCTTCGCATCGGTAACGAACACCTCGCCGTTATTAATAATCAGCACCCCGCTCTTTTCGAAAGACCAGCCATCTTTCAGGACTTTGAATGCATCGCTGTTACGGATTTTGTCGTCCAGCTCATCAATAGTTTTTTGTACGTCTGAAGTGTCCAGCTCAACGCCAATGGTGATTGCGCTGCAATACTGCTTATCAACCGGCTTACCAAATCGGGTGTCTGCCAGGTGCTTAATGGCAAACTCCTGCCCTTCAGCAGTCAGGAAGGTGAAATAATTTTCCTTTTGATACTCCGTCGCGGTATGGCGTGTTTCAGCGAATCCCAGCTCTCGAAGCTCAGCAGCACCAGATTTAGCTGGCAGGTCACCAGACTGAAGCGCGCCACGGAAAAACAGCGAATAAAGAACATCCGTCGCAGCGCCGGACAAAGTAATGATTTTTTTACCCATGATTTATTTCCTTTTAGGCGTGAGCCTGTCGCACGGCAAATCCGCCGAAAGTTAACGGTTTGCCCAGGCTCACAGCTGAAAGACTTTCTTTGATATACGCGTGCGATGCGCATTAAAAAGCCCCGCGGGTGCGAGGCCGTTTTATACCTTGTAGGGGATAAGTGTTTTCTTATCCGCTGGAAGGGATAACCATTATCAAGCCCACCAGCAGGTGAGCTTTGTAATGGCCACTTAATCGTCGAGTTGCAACACGCCACGCTCAAGTGAATATGAATACGCGATCAGACCAGAGTATTCAGGAATAATTTCGCCATCATCTGCTTCGAACTCCGGGATTGTCCCCGTGGTGATGGTGTATTGAGGCGCGCCGTCTTCTTTCGCGAAGACAGCCAGGTCTTCAATCTGTTTTGCTGTAAGAACTACTGTCATGCTCATTCCTCAGTTGTTAAAAAGCCCCGCTATTGCGAGGCTCTGGTTTTCTCTATTTCACGAATACCCGCGAAGTTATTGTTGCCCTTCTCAATCACTGCCAGCAGCGGCTCAATCCACAAAACAGCCTGGCAGTACGTCATTGTGCTGGAGGCCGCGGAACGATCATCGGTTGCGTTAGGTATGCTGGTATCGGTGTGCATGGCGCTGGCACGTAAACGGTGCGCGTATTCGAGCAGCCCACCAGCAACATCAGCAGGAACAGGCAGATCACAGGTTTTTTCACGGCGGAGAATCTCCCGGTATTCGATTAGGGTTTCTTCGGTTCTGGTGTCTATCAGGGAGTTAAGCCTGTTGGCATGCTCTGCAACCTGATTGAACCGATTGAAGTTGAATGCCTGAGTGGCGATCACCTGCCCCTGCAAAGAGTTGTCACTTCGCAGAACGTCATTATCGCTCTGAAGGTTACTGGCGTCCGAGCAACTCTTAACGAGGGCGACCGAAAGGACAGAAATAACGACCACACAGATAAGACCTGGATTAATTTTCATAGGTCCAGCCCCCAGCACGCCAGCGCACTTTCTTGATCGCGCCGCTCGACCTGCCCATAGCAGCCATTCTTTTGGCCTTTGGTTAGTCGGCAATCACGGCCACCGTCTTTAATCCACCAGCGAATAGCTTCACATGCCCCTTTCCGGTCACCAGCATTGATGCGCTTATAGAACGTGGAAGGGAAGCATTTACCCGGCCCGATGTTGTACGGGCAGAAAGATGCGATCCCGGCTTTCTGCGGTTCGGTAAGCGGCACATTAATATTGCGATCAACCCACGCAAGCGCCTTATCCCGTTCGATGGCGTTTACCTGGTCGCATTTCGCCTGTGTCAGCTTCATGCCCTGGACCACAGATTTACCATCTACCATTGTGGCACCCCGGCAAATAGTCCAGATTCCACTGCCATCTTTGTACGCAGTGAGGCTGTTCCCCTCCTTCTCATTCAGAAACTGATCGAGAATGACGGATGCTGGCGCACCAGCAAGTACAAGCCCCAGAACAGCGGCACTCAACTTTGCTCTGGTTCCCATCACTCACCTTCCTTTTGTAGTGCCTCAACGACCACGCTTGCAGCAGCAGGACGTTCGTGAAGGGGTTTATCACCAACTCCTTTCAGGTAGTCATTGACCATTTTTGTGCGCTTCTCGTCCTCTCTACGTCTTCGGTGGGCATCCACCCGACCACTTAGGTAAGAGGCTAACGAGATAAGCAGACCGGCTGCGCCAAAGAACATGAACACCAGGTCCTGAGTGGTAAATCCAATGGCAGACGCCAGAGCTGCTACCCACGCGAAGAACTGCGTGAAGATGTTCCCTGAATCGTTCATTTTCATCGTCTCTCACCTCGCTGTGTGCGGGTGCTGTGTGGGGGAAACAAAAAAGGCCGCCCGGAGGCAGCCCTTAAAAATAAAAAACCCGCACTGATGGCGGGTTTGTGTTTTGTTCTGTTGCTCAGTTCGCTTTACCGTCCCGAGCATAACACAATTTAAGCACTTTGCGCGCAAACTTTCAAGTTAAATTTGTCGCTATTTGTGCCGAATGCGTCACACATTGGTGCGTAAAGCATCGATTCTGCAAGATTTAGCCAGACATCAATTCGACTCTCACAGGTACGTAAACACCACTCAGGATGTTTTTTGTTCAGGTCACGAGCCATCGTTTTTTTGCTGAGGCGTTTGATGTAACGATCCTCAATTAACCAATATAAATTTTTATGGCCTGCCTGGATGAGTACCTTGCAAAGCACTGAGTTAACGATCAGCGCTTCTTCGTCTGTGCAGAATGCCAGACCACTTTTATGTTTGCTTTCGAGTAACTCTTTGAAGAATGCTTCCAGTTCTGGTTTCTTGATACCGGCTTTTTTCATGCGGCGCAGTGCATCATTGATTGCGGTCTTTGTAACTTTCCCGGCCGCGAGCAGTTGGTTAAACATATTTCCGCCAGAACCACCGCCGATATAAGACCATCGCCCCCACATGCGAAGCTTGCCCTGAATCCAGATACTTTCCAGAGTTTTGAGGCGAATCATTTCGCCTTTTTTTCCAACTTCAGATGGATTAATCATTGGCGTTCACCTCTTTTATCTGTCCTGTAATAATTTCAACGCTGTTGTTGCATTCGTTTCCCCAGCGGTCCCATCCTTTCCATTCTTACCGAGCGAATATTTCGATTCTTTTCACTTCTCCGTAAAGTTTTTCCAGTCGGCTCCTTACTTCCCACGGCTTCGCGCTATGTTCGCCAAGGCAGGTATGAACAACCTGTTTTACCGATGCGCTGACGCGGGTTAATCCTGCGCCTCGGGTTGCAATTAATACGTCTTCTGTATTGCTGCGCGTATGGTTCCCGCCATTCATGCGGGTTTCACGGTCGAGCATTTCCAGCAGATCGTTAAAGTCCACCAGCTCTCCGGTGCTCAATGCCTTATTGAAGCGATCAGCGGCATTTTGATTCAGCTTCACCCACGTAAACCCTTTCATCGTTCTGACACGGAAACCCCAGGATTCCGCCAGCTCTACTGCTTCCCGGTTGTGTGTCCCGGTGTACCACATTGCCAAAACAGCGTTTTCAGCTGCCAGTGACCATATTGGTAAACGCTTAAGTTCCTCCATGCTCATGGTGCTGTAATGATTACAGGCAGCTCCGTTACTGATTTTGTTGCCATATTCCCAGGGTGGGTCACAGTAGATCAGTTCGTAATTCATGCAGCGCTCCGGTTTTTCAGCTCGCGAGTTTTACGGCGGTATTTGGCCGCAATTTCTTCCAGGTCTTCTTTTGAGTAATTCTTCGCTTCGTGTGGCCCCTCCAGCCATTCCACCAGCTCAAGCCCGTACCAATTAATTAGGGTTTCCCGGTACCGGGCATGAACCGTCTTATTTTTTGCTGTGAACCGGCCAGCGCCACCATTACAGGCCTTGCATTGTCGATAGGCATTTTTCTCTTCGAACCGAAGTTCAGGACGAGCGCCTACACTCATGAAGTGACCACAATCCCATTGACCGCCAAAGATCATCGGCGGGTGATATTCCCCGCAGGATGGGCAAGGTTTGCCCACGTCACGCTCGCGGATGAATGCATTGAATGCTGTCTGAGCCTTCTTAAGAAAATAACCCCGAGGCTGCAGCGCTTTTTTGCGCATCTTCAGCTTGTCCTTTCTGTCGGCCTCTGCCTTTTTGGCTTTGAGCGCACGGTTGTGACCTATAGCGCACAGAGGACCGCATACCTTTTGCAGGTTACGATCTGGTGTGAAGGTCTCCCCGCAGTGAGCGCATTTTTTCGGTTTGTAAACCTTCAGTTTTGTTTTAACTGGTTTCTTCACTGCTTCATCCCTCTGTGAAATACCCATTCGAATACTTCTGAACCATTCAGAAGCAGATCGTTAAAGTCACCCTGTGCAGGCCAACGAACCGAGACGCTTTCCAAATCGTTCTTTGCGTGTAAGTTTGCAGCTGCACATTCGAATGCAGCTGCGTGACCGGCACCGTTCGCGTCGGAGTCTGCGAAAATAATGAGATTCTTTACCCCGGCAGGAACACGGAACTTCTTCATGAAAGCAGTATTCATCGTTGCCCAGGTGTTGCATTTGGTGATCTGATGGCACGCCAGCGCGGTTTCGATACCTTCAGCGATGCCGAGCGTTGAGGCTGTAGGGAACATGCGAATTGCAACGGATTTAGCAAACTCTAGGTAACTATCCTCTTGCAGCTTCATCATCTTTTTAGATGCGCCGCCTGTGTTTGCTTTCTTGTCGCCTTCCAGGAGGGTGCGGTGCAGATAACACAGCTCGCCACGGTCATCAGTAGCCAAGGCATAGATGGCCTGAAGGTATTTCCCGTCGACTGGCTGCGTGTCGCAAAACCTGATGCTTTCAGCAGGAAGCGTATTTATTCCCCTTCCCTTCAGATATCTGTCAGCGTTGGTACCTCGTAACGGAATTAGCTTTGCAAACTTACGGCTCACCCTTTCTCTCTGTTGCGCCAGAGATGTACGCACGGGATTTACAGCAGAACGATCAGCGGTGTACTCATTGCCGATAAGCTTGTCCACTTCCGAAGCGAGAACCTTAAACTCTTTGCCCGTTGCGCCAGTCAACAGGGTCCATCCGTCGCCGGAACCGCATACACAAATGAATGACCCGGTGCCGTTCTTGTTGTCACACCGGAATTTGCCCTTGCGACCGCATAACGGACACTCTCCCTTGAAATGATTTTTACCAGTAATGCCAGGCAGGCCGTAATACTCGAAAATTTCAGACCAGCGGCCAATGGCGGCTTGTTTGGTATTCATGCGGCTTGCTCTCCCTGTTTGTTTTTGCCTTTTGCAAAGGCGATTTGCTTGGATTTGATGTAATTGCTGACTTCAGGTGTGATCTCTTTTGGCGTGTTGTGAAGTCCACGCGGCCAGACACCGAATTTCTGTCGATAGGTATGAGCACACCAACCGTCACTTACAGGTCGGCCCTGCGTTGCTCGGGTGCGCTGATAAAAAAGAATTTGTGACCACCAGGATTGCTTCTGCTCACTGGTGAATTTGACTTCCGCTTTGCTTACCTTCGTCAGTCCACGGGATTTATCGGTATCAACGTCTTCCCCAGCCAGTGGTTTAAAACCACACTTCGGGCAGATGTAAATTCCGGCAGGTTTTACGTAATGGCATTGACTGCACTCTTTCGGCAGTTTTTCCGGCTCGTCAGCTTTTACAACTCGCTGTGGGGCATCTTCCATTCCGTCTGAAGACGACGGGAGATAGTCATATTCAATATCATCGGGGTAGCCAAGTTTATTGACCGTCCCGCTGTGATCGAAGATCAGGCAGTAGTCTTTGCCAGGGGCCGCACGTAAGCCACGGCCCAGCGTCTGAATCCAGCGCATTTCGCTTTTGGTTGGACGGGCAAAAATGATGCAGCGGACGTCGCTATCAAATCCGGCTACCAGCACACCAACGTTAATGATGATTTTGGTAATACCCTGCTCAAATCGGCGGATGGTCAGCTGGCGTTCGTCGTGTGGTGTGCTGGCAGTCATGACTTCAACCGCTACACCGGCACGCGAAAATTCCATGGTCACATAGTTCGCATGAGCAACATCCACGCAGAAACAAATCGTCGGCCGGTCTTCTCCATTCTCAAGCCAGTTTTTTACGATGTCGCCGACCAGTTTGGCTTCACTCATAACTTTACTGAGTTGGCCTTCTTTGTAATCACTCCCATAACCAGCGACATAGGACGTTTCAACACCTGAAAGATCGGGGTGTGACGGTGCGTAAAACTCATATTTACTAAGAGCGCCAATAGCGATCAGCTCTTTCATCGTCGTTGGCTTAATCAGACGCTGATAGTAATTACCAAGGAATTTAGCGAAAGGTGTTCCAGAAAGGCCGATCACCTTCGTTGAAGTGTTACGGGTTAGGTTGTCGATAACTTCCAGAAGCTTTTTGCGCTTCAAGTGCGCTTCGTCAACGATCAGCAGGTCGATATTGTCAGGAAATTCACGTCGAATAAGCGTATCTGCGCTCGCAATCTGAATGAGCGCGTTTGGGTTGTACGACGGATGGTCACGCCAGACATAACTGATCTCTTCGCCAGGAAGGCCATATTCCATGAAACGCGTTGCTGTTTGGTCCAGCAGAACGGTGTAAGGCGCAACAAACATTACACGCATCTGACGGCTTACAAATCCGTCAGTGATCAGCGCTGCAATGGCAGTTTTGCCAAAACCAACAGGTGCATAGAGCATGAAAGAATTATTTCCCTTCCATGCGCTGCGCAACATGTTGAGTGCGACGATCTGTTTCTCACGCGGCTGGATGTTAAGCATTGGCTGATACCTCCCCAAATGCTTTCGCAACCAGATCGGCGATTACAAATTTTTGACGCTGACGCTGTACCGAAAGCACAACGGTTTTGGTCCCGTCTTTACGCATCCGACCTTTGAGAAAGCCACCGTGGATGTGCCGAATAAAATATTCAGAATTAGCCAGACGTGGAATGCTGCGCACGCGGCCAAGATTGCTGACTTCGTAAGCTTTGGAATAAAGCTCTACTGGGACTGGAGCCCATTTTTCGTTAGCTTCTGAATAAATCATTTAAATCTCCTTTTGGATGGCTAAACGTCCAGATTTCCAATCGACGTTTTAACCCCATACAGTGATCTATCTGTTAGATCGATCTCTTCTGGTAAAGCTGTTCCAGCCCTTCGGGCTAAAACCCAACACCGCCCCCTTTCCCCCAAACCAGATTTAAAAATTCATACCCTAGGTGGGGGTGACGTATACCCCCTGACTGCCGGGGTATACCTAGTGCAAAACTCTCGCAATCGGCGATTAGCATTCCGCCGTGCTGCGTTCTGCTGCCGGAATGACACAGGTTCAGCGTCGAACGCTTCCTGGTACGCCTGCGCATACGCAACCGCGATTTTTTCCCGCATACCTGCCGGGAGCGTTGATAACTGCTCTTTAATCCACGGGGCGTCCTCACGAGCAAAAACCGTGGGCATAGTCACGTGGAAATTTTGTTCCTGATACATCGGCCCTCCTGATTACATGGTGAGCCTGTAAGGGGTTACTCTCGCTTTGGTTTTCGTCGACCAAAGACGGCAAGGATGGAATTCACTTCTTCCTCTCGGGCGGCAAGATGCTTTCTGTGGTAAAACCTGATTTCATCAGCTTCGGCTTCATCAATGACCCCATCTTCAAGGGCAAGATTGATAACCTGATCCACATGCCCGCGCATGGCGGCTGTTTTCATGGCTTTATTGAATAATTCAACCCGATCGAGTTCTTCAAACTTGGGGACCTCCACCAGCAATGCTCCGCGTCGCTTTGCGAAGTAATCAGCCAGTTCGGCGGTATCTGAAATATCTTCCATCGCCTCAAGTTCAGCGACTTCGAAGAACCGGCACCCGTTTTTCTCATACAGGTTGTTATTAAACTGCGTGACGGTCATACCAAGAGCGCCAGCCATAGCCTCACGCCCGCCGGGGTATGCCTTACACATTGCTTTCACAACTTCTTTGAGACTTTGCTCTACCATCTTGAATTTTCCTTGGTAGTTACGGCTAGGCGGCTGAATCAGTAGAATTTTGATAAAGCGACTGATCAAACTTCAAAAGTCCGTTGGTGATTTTCTCAACCTGATACGCTCTAACTTCTGGAATAATCTCAGGCCATTCGGATACTGAAGGATGCTTGATTCCTAGGGCTGTCGCGGTTTTACAGACACCTCCGAAATAATTAATAACTTCGGATTTCCTCATGTTTGTTCTCCGACGGTTTAATTTAGACTTAATGTAGGATATCCAACATAACAATGTCAAGAATCCTACATGACAAAAGTGGTAGGATTGCCTACATGATGAATATGAGTGACCGTATCCGCCAAAGGCGGAAAGAGTTAAAACTGACACAGCAAGCACTGGCTGAGATGGCTGGTGTGAATCGAGTCACGGTTACAGGGTGGGAAAAGGATGACTACCAACCGAACGGAGCAAACCTACAGTCTTTAGCGAATGCACTTCAATGTGATCCACTTTGGCTTGTATCTGGCAAAGGTGACCCTAAGCCCAAGCTCAATCTGAAACCCGAGATATTCAGTGTAAAAGAAGTGCCGTTAATTTCATGGGTTCAAGCCGGTTCCTGGACAAGGACTGATCCGGGAGTAAGGGCTGACGATGCTAAAGAATGGGTATATACCACCGCGCTAGTTTCTGACGGTGCTTTTGCTCTGCGGGTGCGTGGGGATTCAATGACTAACCCATCAGGGGCTCCATCTATCCCTGAAGATTCAATAATCATAGTTGAGCCTGACATCATGGACATCGAAGCCCTTAATGGGAAAATCGTTGTTGCATACCTTGATGGAGGCCATGAAGCCACACTTAAAAAGCTTGTTGTGGACTGGCCTTACCGTTATTTAGTGCCATTAAATCCACATTACAAGCCTATTGAGTGCGGAGAAAACTGCACAATCGTTGGCCTTGTTAAACAAGTAATCATGGACTTCTAAGCCTCCTCCCCAACAAGCCGAGCTCTCGCTCGGTTTTTTTATGCCCAAATATTTCACGTTGGTTTTCCTACATACATCCTTGACACCATAATGTTGGATATCCTACATTAAGCACATCAACAGCGGTAAGTTACCCAACCGTAACGTTTAAAACGGCGGTTTGCTGGAGATGGTCGAACGGCGCGACTTTAAACCATGCGTCGGAACCGTGGCGGGACAGGATGTCGGCAATACGGGGTAGCAAAAATAAATCAAAGGAGAAAATCATTATGTGCCAGTAAAGCGGATAGACCGCAGCCGAAAGGTAATGCAGCAGTCATGATGCTGCCCTGAGTCGCCAGTGTGCGAGCCTGTGTAGTGATGGGTCAAGGTTCCTATATCAAAACAAGCTCCGGTAAGGCAGCGCGAATGCCAGACGCGCACCGGTTATAAGCGGCGATGAAGCGACAGCAACTCAAGGGCATGAGCGCGGCCACTGCGTGAGTGTGGCAGGAACGATTTATTCCAGCCTCTTTGATGAAAGGAGGTTGGGCTGAATCGAAGTATGTGAGGGCTTATGAAAATTCAAGATAAAAGGGCAAGCGCCATTATCGAACGGCGCTTTAAGAAAATAGAGATGGTCAATTTCTGGAGGGCTAGTGCTTGTCACCTTCAGGGCTGTGAATGTCGGAGTTTCTCACTGTCTGGATGTGCTTTTGCAGATCAGAAATTAACGCTTCCGCCATCTCAGGAGTAATTGCGAAAAATTGCGATTCCTGCGCCTCTTCAAGCTGCTGCATTGGTGATGACAGGTATTGAAACTTGAGCACCAACGCATCATAGCCAGGCAATGGACCTACCTTCCACCCTGAAACCGGAAATACCGGAATATCATCTTGTTTACTCATTGTTTTTCCTTCTTGGCTGTGTGAGAACTCCAAGAATACCACCGAGCCTGATGTGGTGAAAAGACAGGCACATACACTGCATTTGGCGGTTATCCAGTCTTCAACCATTCCAAAAGGGGGAAGATGATAATGTTCTGATGGCTGACCGCCCTTTTTCTTCAATGTGTCCGCTTCCGGTGTTGGCTGGGTTTCCCTGCCCAGCGCGGGTTCAACTCCTGCCGGATACCCAATCTATCGGTGACCAGTATGACCTTCCGTAACGTTAATTTTCAGTACGGCGACCTGATGCGCGCCCCTCGCGGTGTGCAGGCTGTTCGCAACCCAAAAACCATCGCTAGTATCTGGCGGCGTAGCTGGCTGTGCAGGTTGCTTACCCAGAAAGGCGATCCTAATAGTTAACTGGAGATATCTATGTCCGACAATAAAAACACCACGCCGTTTAGTCAGCAACTTGCCTATATCAATAAAGGCACGCTGGATGCTGAATTAACTGAAACTCTGGCAGAAGTTATCAAGGCTGTGCGCGAAACCGGTAAAAAAGGCGCGGTTACGCTGACGCTGAATTGCGCAATGCTAAACACGCGTGACGAAAACACCATGAAGATCACGCCGAAAGTGTCCCGCACCATTCCTGAACTGGACCGCGCAGACACCATCATGTTCTCAACCGCCGACGGCGATCTACTCCGTGACGATCCGTCACAAACCCAGTTGGATTTAAAAGTCATTGAGCCAACAGCTCAGGCTGCACCAATCAAGCTGGCCCAGTAGTAATCAACCTTTAACAACCGTTCCACTCTGAAAAGGAATTATTCAATGTCTCATATTGAAGGCTCTGCCGTGCTCGAAATCCGTGATCTGGTTTCATCAACACTGAAAACCAACACGGACATTCCATCTGTCGTTGTTCCAGATGGTTACGAAGTCAAAACCCTCGAAAGCCTGCAGCTGGCTCCATCACGCATTCGTCAGATTACCAACCTGATCTCCCCCGGTTCACTGATCGCTTACATTCAGCGATTCCGGGATGAACGCTCTGTTGTTTTCGCGGATAAGACCAAGACCCGCATTGTTGCTGTGTTGGACTTCCATCAGGATGCCAATAGCCCGAGTTGGTCAGCGCATAAAGCTGTTTATGACTGCCCGTTCTCAGACGAATGGAAAGCCTGGACTGCGGCAGATGGTAACAAAATGGACCAGATTAACTTTGCTGAGTTCCTGGAAAACAACATTCAGAATGTCGCGCCGGTTAGTGATTCATATCCAGGGCCGTCAGGAACTGAACTGCTGGAAATGGTTCTCGCATTCCAGGAAACCCGTAAGTCAGAGTTTAAGTCTGTTAAACGTCTTTCTGATGGTACCTGCCAGTTCCAGTTCAGCGATGAAAAATCCGGTTCTGGCAACACCAAAATGCCGGAAAAAATCAGCCTGGCAATTTCACCATTCCATAATGGTTCACCTTATCAGGTTGATGCCCGTATCCGTTATCGCCTGCGTGACGGTCAGTTAATCCTCTGGTATGAGCTGATCGAACCGAAGAAAGTTGTTGAGCATGCATTCCAGGAAATCGTTACTGATATGGAAAACCAGCTCGGTGAAGACCTGCCTATTTACGAAGGCTCCATTTAACCCATCAATTCCGTGTGTTGTTTTATGCGCCCCCATTCGTGGGGGCGTATAGCAAAGCATTCCCTGAAAGAAGGTGATCATATGCCAAGTTTAGGCCAGCTCTATAACGATAAAGACGCCGGATTAACCACCCGAAAAACTTACAACGTCCCAGTAGATAAAATTTACGCCGAAGAAGGCTACAACGTTCGTGAACTTAACCAGGCGCACGTAGAAGAATTCCGCGATGCCTTCATTGCCGGGGAATATATACCGCCGCTTGCCGTAGAAGTTACTGAGCGCGGGGTGAAAGTGATCGACGGCCACCACCGTTATCATGGCGCGTTGTCTGCTATCGCAATGGGGCACGATATTGTTCGTCTTGAGTGCAAAGATTTTGTGGGCAGTGAGGCTGACAAAATCGCCTTTATGGTGACCAGTTCTCAGGGGCTGGCATTGACTCCACTTGAACGAGGCGCGGCTTATCATCGCCTTCAAAATCAGGGGTGGAGTCCTTCAGAGATAGCGGCAAAAGTTAAACGCTCAGAATCGGATATCCTGCAGCACCTCCAGCTCCACGAATGCACACCCTACATCAAAAAGCTCGTTCGTGACGGTTCAATGAATTATGCCATCGCAATAGGCATATCTCGTGAGCACGGTGTGTACGCAGATCGTGAAGCTTCACGGCTGATGAAAAAAGCCGAGGCAGCCGGAAAGAAAAAAGTTACCAAAAGCATAGCCAGTCCTCAGTTTAATGCCGGAAAAGCCAGGAAGTTCCTTGAACTTATTTCCTCTTGTGCAGAGGATTCCGGCGAAGGGCTAACCATTGAAATTCCACCAGCAATACAAGCTGAAATCACATCCATTCTTCGGGAGTTTCGTCACGAAACTGACGAGGCAGCACCATGAAAAAAATATCAGAACTGATGAAGTGGTCCTTGTTCTTTTCTCTCTTAACAGGGATTGGGTTAACTGCTGGATTCTACTGTTTCATCGGGACTGTCAAGCTGATCGCGAGGGTAATAGCATGAATATTGAATACCAAGACATGGGGCCCACTGCAAAAATCATAATTACCAGCACCGTATTCGAGTTTCACCGACATGTTCGGGTTGTTGATACGGTTTTGATGTGTACTCCTGGAGTCATTGCGGATCGTCGTGGTTTCTTCCTCATGAAAACGGTGATTTCAGGTCGCTCTAAAGAAATGCTTCGCGCCAATAAAACAGCAGTGCGTGAGGTAAACCGATGATCATAATTGCCAACGAGTAGGAGACCCATCGTGGAAAATCATTACTTACCACGCTGTCCTAATTGCGGCATGTCGCCCTCTTTGAGGGTACGCAGTCGGGGAATGAACTGGGGATCGGCAGAAATTCGTTGCTCAAATGGCTGTTCGGGTATGCGGGCCGGATTTTCGTACCCACCAGATCATGAGGCTGAAGCTCGTAAAGAGCTGTGCGAAAAATGGAAAAAATTGGTGGAAAAAAATAATGAGCAAAAATAAAACCCATACCAGAACGATTATCACAAAAGATGGTGAGAAAACAGTGCAGCTGCGTGAAACCGCGACAACCTGGTGTGTCGGTCGCACTGAAACCTATCGAAAAGAAGATGGCCGTCGTAGCGGTGCACCATTGACTTCACGCCGCCTGATTCTCAGCAGCATTAAGCCAATCGAAAGCGGTGATAAAAGCGTGGAAGGAGTAGAATAATGACAAAATCACATATGGAATATTATTTCGAATTTCCAGCTTCACGCGGCCTTCAGGGCAATACGCTTATTCTTTTGATGAACGTTCCGGGAAGAACCCTGTCTCGCGTTCTGTCATCGGATAATTACGGGCATACTTTGGAACGTTCTCAGCGCGAAATAAATAAGCCACGCGTCAAAAAATTTTATGACTATCTTGTCGCTGCTAATGAAAGCAAAGAACCATTTATTATTCCGCCGCTTGTTGGTAATTGCGCCTCACTAGTAGAGTTTGAGGAATTTGGAAATACAAATGTTGGAGTTGTTCGGTTTCCTATGGACGCTGAAATTAAACTTTTCGATGGGCAACATCGTGCAGCTGGAATTTCTATGTTCTGTAAAGAGCATGATACAACCTTGCATGTGCCTTTGATGATGACACTTCAACTACCACTTAAGACTCGTCAGCAATTTTTCTCTGACATAAATAACAACGTTTCTAAGGAGGGTGCGAATAAGTACCCTCCGCAACGAAAATGAAACTTTTAGTCAATTAAATTCAATCACTTACATAGGCGTTTTTTGCGTTTGGTGACTTATTCGCACCTTCCCTAACGCCTCCATGAGTGAGTTAGAAGATTTTTTCCTGATTTCATCGTGGTCTGGGGTATGTGCCAACACAGAAAAAGAAAGAGCGACAGTGATAGCCAATGTCCCTGCTCAAAAAGCAGCGGCACGGAGGCTCGTTAAAGCAATCACAACCAAGACTTTCACATTAGAGTCAGTAACAGGTTAAGGAGGTTGATATGGCTCGCTTTATCGCAGTTATTCACGGTTGGTTCGTATCCAGTAACGGTTTCAATGTCGTTGAACTCAATGCTAGTGAACGTGAAGAGGCAGAAAAAGAAGCCGTATTCCTCTGTCACCGGCGTGCCGCGACTTTCGACAAATGCGCGCATGTCGTGATTGAAATTGGTGAGGCTGAGATTTTTAGAACTCCTCGAAAACTAACCATGCGCGAACGCCTGATGGGGAGGACTAACCAATGAGCATAATTACTAGAGAACGCTTACTCAAAATTCAGCAGTGGCGCGAGACATATGGACCTGGTAGCAACGTTGTTTTGCTAGCAGAAGAAGCTGAGGAGCTCGCATGTATCGCGTTGCAGAGAATCGACACTAAGGCTGTGGCTTTACGTGACGAGCGTTCAGGTAGCGGTGGTATCAGCAAACAGCCTTGCTTTAACGATCTGCCGCATGGCACCAGACTTTACGCCGTCCCGCCAGCACCGGTAGTACCGGAAGGTTGGATTATGGTCCCGATTGAACCGACAGAGAGTATGATCGTCGATGGCTTTGAGTCCGAGCCGGATGAAGATTTCAGCCAACCAGAAGTTTGGGAAGAATACCAAGAGATGAGTGGATGCCAGCAGGCCGCACACCGTGCCAGGCTGTGCTGGGAAGCGATGATAAAAGCAGCACCAAAACCGGAGAATGTGTAACTTGAACCATCTAATGATTGACCTCGAAACTATGGGGAATAAACCTAACGCCCCTATCGTCTCCATCGGTGCTGTGTTCTTTGAACCTACCACTGGCGAACTTGGTCCGGAATTCTATTACGTTGTCAGCCTTAAAAGCTCCGTAGAAAACGGTGCAGTTCCTGACCCTGAAACAATTATGTGGTGGATGAAGCAAAGCGAAGCGGCTCGAATGGCTATTTGCGAAGAGGATTCGATAACGATTTCAGCAGCACTAATTAAGCTGAATACTTTTATTCTCGATAACGCTGACATTGATAAAGTTCAGGTCTGGGGTAATGGGGCTACATTTGACAATGTAATCCTCCGTTCCAGCTATGACCGCGCTTTCCTGCCCTGCATGTGGAAATTCTGGAATGACCGCGATGTTAGAACCATCGTAGAACTTGGGAAAGCGATAGGTATAAACCCACGCCGAGATATCCCGTTTGAAGGTGATCTACACAATGCTCTTGCTGATGCTCGCCACCAGGCAAAATATGTATCTGCAATATGGCAAAAAATAATCACGGCTCTACTTCTTAATTGAGGAGGTATTTATGACTACTACTGATTTTATGGAAGAGCAGGAAGTGTTCGACCTGCTCAAAAAGAAAAAAACTGCTGTTTGGCGCTTACGGAAAGAACGTGGTTTCCCTGACCCTGTTCTCACCTATCCATCACGATACAGCCGAAAAGCAGTTATGAAATGGATTGAAGAGGGCGGCGTCAACCGAGCTGTTTAACATGCCAGAATATTTTATCGGCATACATTTCATACGCCTCTTTCTGCTCCACCAGCCAGTCGTGTTTGTTGTACACGGCCATCACACCACCCAGTTCATGCCCCAGCATCTTTTCGGTGACATGGGGCATAACTCCCTCCCCTGACAAATTCGTTACCAGTGAGCGCCTGAAATCGTGCGTTCTCCATTCCGGTATATCAATTTTATCCCTTAATTTTTTCATGTATAGATTTGCTGACGAACGATCTATTGCCTTATCCAGTTCCTGTCCGGGAAACAGAACGGTATTACCCGAATTTAGCAACCTTTCTACATAAGGTTTTACCTGCTCAAAAACAGGACGACGAATAACATTCCCCATCTTCGAATGCTCAGCTGGAGTTGTCCAAATAAGATCGTCCATATTGAATTCGCTGTCAGTAGCCAGACGCAGCTCTGACAACCTGGCCCCCCACAGTAACAACAGCTGGTGAAGTACCTTGTTGGAGGTAACGATCTTATTGTTTTCCAGTGCTATCCATATTTTTGCCAGTTCGGTATAGGTTAAAACCCGGCTCCCAACATCCGGCTTCTTTCCTATCGTCTTAACGCTGAGCTTCAGAACCTCGCACGAAGGTATGAGTTGTCGGCTGATACACCAGTTCATTACTGATCGCAGCTGCAGGAGAAGTACCCTGGCCTTTTTGCCGTTTTTCTTTTCCTGCTTATCGAAAAACCTAACCCATGCTGAAACAGGGATGTTGACGACGGGGGCATCCGGGAATTCTGTGTACATAGTGTTGTACACAACTGACTTGTATAAAGTCTGTGTATTAGGCTTCAGGGTTTCAACATACTTGTTCCACCACTGATCGAGACACTCTTTCAGCGTCAGCTCGCCATCCTCTTTGGCAAAATAATTTTTAGGGTTTAGCCCCTTGAGGTACAATTCGCGCATCTCGCCGACTATGACGCGGGCTTCTTTCAGAGAGGTAGCTGGATAGCGCCCAATAGAAAGGCGAACAGGTTTACCGTTCCATCGGTACCGAAACTGAAACGTAATCGTTCCGGTAGGGGTTATACGCACGCTGAGACCGTCGCCATCTGTTACTTCTGGCGCGCCGTTGTATGGCTTGTCATTGATGCTGCGTAGTTTGGTATCACTGAGGGCCAC